GGCAGATACAACAAATTAATTCATTAGGGAAGAGGGTAATTCTTTGTCCAGATAGAGACGCACCAGGCAAAGAATTGATAAGGCATGCCGCTGAACTAGGGTGGGAAGTAAGTTTCCCACCTTGGCATTCTGACATTAAAGATGTAGGCGATGCGGTTACCAAGTATGGCAGACTTTTGACTTTATCAAGTATAATTAAATATGCTGTCGCAAATAAAATAAAAATTGAAGTGCAGAGTAAAATGTTATGAGTGATATTAAAGATTACGGCGAAGATATACAAGAACTGTTTCTAAGATTCTTAGTTACAGACCCTGATGTGTTTGTAAGGGTAAACAACATTGTACAGCCTTATATGTTTAATAGAAAATACAGAGAAGCAGTAGAATTTTTAAAAGAACACGCAAATAAGTATAACAGCATTCCTACATTAGAGCAACTAGAAGCAGTAAATGGCTTAGATCTAAAACCAGTAGAAGATGTACATGAGAGCCATATGAGTTGGTTCATGGACGAGTTTGAAACTTTTTGTAGACATAAAGCATTAGAGAAAGCAATACTGGACAGCACAGATTTATTAGAGCAAAAAGACTACGGAAGTGTTGAAGCAATGATCAAAGAAGCAAGTTCTGTAGGACTTGTAAGTGATTTTGGTTTAGACTATTATGAAAATCCAAAGGAAAGACTACAATGGATAAAAGATCAAGCAGGTGCTATTAGTACAGGCTGGAAAAACTTTGATCAGAAATTATATGGCGGTCTTAATAGAGGTGAATTGACAGTATTTGCCGGTGGTTCTGGTGCTGGTAAGAGTTTATTTTTACAGAACTTAGGTGTAAATTGGAGTCAAGCAGGACTTAATACTGTATATCTAAGTCTAGAATTAAGCGAACAATTATCAAGTATGCGTATTGATGCCATGGTCAGTGAGTATGCCACCAGAGATGTTATGAAAAATATGGATGATGTGGACTTAAAAGTGCGAATGAAAGGTAAAGGTGCTGGTAAATTCCGTATAAAACAGATGAGTAATGGTATAAATGCCAGTGATATTAGGTCATTTATTAGGGAATATGAGATACAAACTGGAGTAAAAGTAGACGCATTACTGGTTGATTACTTAGATTTAATGATGCCAATTAGCGGAAAAGTTAGTCCAAGCGACTTGTTTATCAAAGACAAGTATGTATCTGAAGAATTGCGTAACTTAGCAACTGAACTAAACATATTACTCGTTACAGCATCACAGTTAAATAGGGGTGCTGTAGAAGAAATAGAATTTGATCACAGCCATATTGCTGGTGGTATTAGTAAAATACAAACTGCTGACAATGTAATAGGTATATTCACAAGCAATGCTATGAGAGAACGTGGTAGATATCAAATACAATTTATGAAAACACGTTCTAGTAGTGGTGTAGGTAGCAAAGTAGACTTAAAATTCAATCCAGAAACACTGAGAATTGAAGATCTCGAAGAAGACGAAGAATCATATGACACACTACAAACAGCAACACTAGTTGCTGGCTTACAGAGATCATCAGCAATACGCACAGATGACGAAAATGACAACGAAAACAAACTATCTACAGTTGATGAAACTAAATTACAAGGTTTGGCCCTCAGAGACTTACTCAAGAAAAAGTGAATTTTAGATAAATATGCTTAAAGCAGGAACTAGAGTATGTCAATAAATAGAAAATCAATTTTAGAAGAGTTAAACTCGGTTGTATCTGAACGCAACAAATTAGATGTAGTAGCCACACGAGGTAATCACATTATTAAAAGTGCTATTAATCTAATAGAACTAATTGAAGAAAATTTTGACGACTCACAGGCTTTAGATTTACAACGTAGATTAGTAAATTCAATAAAAGGCAGAAAGCCAGAACGTTTTGCTAAAGGTGTTCAAATTGTTAAAGAGTCAAAAAATGAAAATAAATGAAGTTATAGTACGTGAAGCAGAAAAGGTTAAAGGCACAAGAGTTACTCACAATGGACAAGAGTATGAGTGGGCCGGAGCACTTTGGGTAAACATTTCCCAAGGAGCCAAAATTGCTAAAAAAGAAATTCAAGCAGAACTTAACGCAAAATTTGATCAACCTCAAAAGCCAAAGTCAAAACCAGGCAAATGGCCTACTGATGAACCAGAGGAAGTACAAGGTGACTTACCGATAGTGGTAATGAAGAATCAGGTCAAAAACTATTTTCCTAATAGCGGACTTGTAAGTTTAAGTAACACAGATGCCGCTAATTTAAATTATAAAAATGTGCAGGTTAATAATATACTTCTGCCTCATTGGAGACCAAAAATAAGAGATGCTTTAGGCCTTAATAAAGGTATGTATATGCTTTACAATAAAGACAGATATATTTTAATAAATCAGGAAACACCGGAAGGCAAGAAAGTGGCAACTGCTATTGTTAGAGCATTATTAAAAGAGCCGGATAAACCAGGTATGTGGAGCAGATTAAAAGACAAGTTTGCCGATCTGGCAGATCCTGATGATCCTACATCAGCCGGTTATGCCGCACTCAACCAAAAAGGCATACTAGGCAAGCCAGCAAGAGGTCCTATCAGCACAATATTAACTAAAGGTGCCGCAAAAGTGGACCAGGCTGTAGGCGGAGCAATTAATAAAATAAAAGGTAAAAAATGAGAGCAGTTGAGATCACAAAAAGTTATCTCAAAGAGTGCGTGATTCATCACAGATTAGATGAAAACAAAAATACGCATTTAGAACATCTTGAAGATTTAATTTTCAACGACGGCCTAGCAGGTGGAAAAGAAGCAATTAATTATTTGATTAGTTTTTACGACATGCTGAAAGGCAACGCAAAAACACAATTCAACTTAACAACAAAATGGGACGGCGCACCGGCAATATTTTGTGGCATCGATCCTTCAGATGGAGAATTTTTTGTTGGCACCAAAGGTGTGTTTAACAAAAGTCCCAAACTCAATAAAAGCCTAGCAGACATAAAAGTCAATCATCCTGATAAAGTAGAAAAAGGGGAAACCAAAAGTGCTGAAGGATTAAGAAAAAAATTAGCAAATGCTTACACACATCTCAAAAAGTTAAACATCAAAGGCGTACTTCAAGGCGATTTATTATTTTCACAAGAAGATTTACAAACAGCAAATATCAATGGCGAGGATCATATTGTATTTAAACCTAACACTATCATATATGCCGTCCCATCAAACAGCGGATTAGCAAAAGAAATTAAATCAGCAAAATTAGGCATCGTGTTTCACACAGAATACGTTGGCGGCCCTACATTAGCAGACATGAATGCTAGATTTGGCTATGACTCATCAGGATTAGCAAAGAGCAATGACGTTTGGTATAGAGATGCCATTATAAAAGACTACTCGGGTCAAGTAACTATGACCAAAGAAGAATCAGAACAACTAAAAGATTACATAGAAAACGCAAACAGCAGTCTGTCACAGGTGTCAAACTTAGACTTTTTGAAGAACAATGAGTTTGGACAAGACTTAAGACAACGAATCAAAGCCAGTGTAAATAAAATTATTAGAGATTTTGGGGATTTTGAAAAAGATGCTGAATCGTTTGCTACACAATTTATAGGTGACTATAAAGAAGTGATGAAAAAAGCAATAGATAAATTAAGTTCGGATGCTGGTAGAGTTAGAAAAACTCAAGTTATGCTAGACGGAATAAAATTTCTAGAAGAAAACAAAAAGCAAATTGTAAATGCTTATGTTGTATACCTTGATCTTATAAGAGCAAAAGAATTAATAATTAAAAAATTAGCAAATATAAGACAAATAGACACATTTGTACAAAACGCAGAAGGCGATTATGAAGTAACAGGCGAAGAAGGCTTTGTTGCTGTGGACCATATAGGTAACGCAATAAAATTGGTCGACAGATTGGACTTCAGTGTTAAAAACTTTGGTACTGGGAGGCCTTCTACATAATGAAAAGCCAACAATATAAATTTGTTAAAGAGTTAAGCGAAAGCAGACTTTACAGAGCAACACAAGGATTTAAAGCATATAATCAAGATG